TTATTTAAAGTTTGTGGGTCAAATACTCAAAAAGATGAATTAAAAAATCAAACTCCGGTCGACATGTTTAGTGAAAATGACCAAGACATTGAATTTTATTTTGATTTTGATGATGTTGAGGGTATAGACTTAGACGACGAACAAAATAGATTTAGGAGAGTCTTAAAATTTAAAGATTGTTACAATTTTGAGATTCCTGTTGATGATATGCATGTTGAAGATTTTATCTATCTAACAAATAATCAAAATATAGATGAGGCGGTTGATAACACATTAGAGAATGTTGCTAAAGATGCGTTATCAAAATCAGATTCATCATTTGATATCAGTGCGTTTCTAAATAATTTATTAAACAATTTTATTATCAATCTACCTAAAGCGTTGGTAATGTCAATATTGTCTGCAAAAATATTTTTACCAATAATCATGTTGTATAAGATATTCAAAACAGGATTGACAAATGTTTATATTAATAGTAAAGAATTGGCTAAGAAATTTTACAAAGCAATTGGGGCAATTATTAAGGATTTGTTTTGGTTATTCATTAGAGAATTTTGGAAATTAGTAAAAGTGGATTTGTTGGCGTTTGTTCAAAGTATTATACAAAGAATTATTAAAAATAAGTACAAAAGATATCTACTAATTATCACATCATTAATTGCATTATTGAGAAAGGCGTTAGAAACAGAGATAAACAATTGCTATGACTTATTTCAAACAATTTTGTCAACAATTGAAGCTGCATTATCTCAAAAGGCTCCCATAACAATACCATCAATTCTTTTACTGTTTTCAGATTCGTTACCGGGTTTTAGTCAAGATAGGGCGTTCATGAATATTATGAATAAATTAGAGGCGTCTGGTGTACCTACAGGACCCTTGTTCGGTGAATCAAATGATATCGGTAATTTGGTAAAATCGGTAGTTGATGGGTATACCGAAGAAGAAGATGCAAATTCATTTGTAAAAATTGTGTTAAAGGGTGGAACATTACCCGGTCCACCACTTGCTGGTGGCGCGGTGATACCACCTGGTTTTATAACGGGTGTAGGTAAAAAACAATAATATGGACGCGGAAAAATTAAAAAATATAGTAGAAAACGCAAAAAACAAATCAAATAAAGATTTATTCGATGCTGAAGACTTTTTATTCAAACAACACGAAGAACTTAAAAAACACATTGTTGACCTAACACACAAATTAGAAGCAATAGAAAATTTACATCAAATAATAATTACCGAAATCGAAAATAGAAAATCACAATGAAAATAATTGATATAGGGGTTTGTATAGACAATAATGACCCTAAAGGGTTAGGTAGAATTCGTGTAGTTGATTATGATGATTATATTGGTGGTAAATCTAACATTAAAGAAGATATACAATATTGGAGTAAAGATGACCCATTTTTAGCGTCACCATTTTTACCTAATAACATAAATTTTATACCTGAAATTAAACAGGCGGTAAAAATCATTCGTTATGATACGGATAAAACGACCGTAAACCAAGAATATATTGCGGGACCCTTTTCAACACGATACGATTTTAATTCACAAGAATTTAATACACAAATATCTCAAACATCTTATGGTGTTTCTGTTGAAGATAAAGTTGATATTATAAAAAACGAACAAGGTACTCTTCCTGAAAATTGTAAGAACGCATTATCGAAATACAAAGATTATTCTGTAGGTGGTAAATATGGGTCTGACGCCGTCTTTACTCAGGATGGTTTAGTTTTAAGAGGTGGTAAACTCATTCAAAAAGACGTTTCAAGTAATCAAAATAGAGAACTTTTAACTAAAGGTTTCCCGATTGTTTCAGATAAAGTTGCGAAATTACATTTAAAAAAGTTTGGACCAAAACAGTTTATATCAGAAGAAACAAAAACAGAGCTTGTAACAGAGAATTCAAATCTAAAATTCATCATTGAATATGATGTTGATAATCTCTCAAACCCAACTTACGTTAATTTTTACTTATATCAGATTAAACCAAACGTAACTAAGAAGTATAATTCAAGTAATTTTACTGAATCAACTCAAATATTATCGGGAGAATCTGTTTTCTTATCTGAATCAGGTAACACGTACACATTTAGAAGTGATTTAAATTCAATCACCGATTATAGTGGTGCCACATTGAGTAAAAAAATAAAATTAATATATCAAGAAGTCAGAAACAAACTGACAACTATACAAAGTAACGGATTCAAAAATATTGTATCATTTAAAATATTAACTGATTTGATTGTGACTCAATCGGATTCAAACATTTATCCTTTTTTCTTTAGACCAACTAGTGAATTTGAAAATAGGTCAACAACAAGTACTGAAAAAACTAATAGGTTATCCCTATTTGATAATATCAAATTACCAGGGTCCACTTCCAAGTCAAGTTTAGTTTATAGTAGAGATAAGGTAACCCCAAATACTAAGTCAGTTGAAAAAGTCGTAAAAGTATTAAAAACCGACTCAACATCTTTTGAACAAACTTTTGGTAATGTGACCGCGGATAAGATTTACCTACTGTCGACAGATACCAATTTCACTAACAAAAAAATAGATTTTCCCACTTTAAATACATACGAATACGAACAATCGGATTATATTGAAAAAATTGAACCTAACACATATTCGTTAGTTAGGGGGGAGATATTATTAGATTTTATAGACGCGGTGTATAACGTGTTAACCACACACGTACACAATATAAATAAACCTTACGTTAAAAGTGATTACGACGCACACACAAAATTAGATTTACTCTATAATAAATTAAGGGATGAATTGATAAATAAGTCTATTAAAATCAACTAAAACGATATTTATACTATAAAAGGGAATGTCGTACTATCGCTCATATTTTTCTAAAAACAATACTATCATAGAAAATAGTAGGGTTAACACTGCAAAAAATCCAACAACTGAGATTTATTATGGGGATGGATATTCCAGATTCATATTTAAAGTTGATTTTACAGATTTACAAACAAAAGTAAATAATGGTGATTTGGTGGTTACCTCAGGGACTACTCATCATCTAAAGATAACTAACACGGTAGTTGGTGACCCCAAATTAGTCGGAGACAGTAAATCTAACGGAAAAGACCGTGCAACTTCTTTTGACTTAATATTATTTACTATACCACAATCATGGGATGAAGGTGTTGGTTATGATTACGAATTATCTACATACGATGATAGTTCAGGAAATAAATTATACGATACAAGAGCGTCTAATTGGTACGATAGAACAACAACCTCAGGGTGGACATATCCAGGAATCTATACAGGAGCAACAATCCTAAGTACAATTCATTTTAACAATGGTAACGAAGACATTAATGTTGATATCACAAATTATGTAAATGGTATTATAGTATCAGGAAATACTGACCACGGATTAGGGTTAGCGTTTACCTCAGCATACGAATCAATTACAACCGGCGAAACACAACAATCAGTTGCATTCTTTTCAAAATATACACAAACTTTTTTCGAACCATTTGTTGAATCAATTTTTGATGATAGAATAAGTGATAATAGACATAATTTTATTGAGGAGAGATATAATAACCTTTATCTATACGTGACAAAGGGTTCAAATTATTATAATTTAACAAGTAACCCCACCGTTGATATCCTTAACTCAAGTAGTGTTCCGATTTCAGGACTTACAGGTCTAACAACAACAAGAATTAGAAAGGGTGTTTACAAAGTAAGATTTGGGTTGACAGGTCAGTTATGTGACGGTAAGAGATTTTTCTATGATAAATGGAAAGGTTTATCAGTTGATGGTATATCCATAAGTGACGTTACTCAAAAATTTGTACCAAAACCATACACATCAGGATATAGTATTGGTACGAATCCAACAGAAACTCAAAACTACAAAATTCAGTTTTCAGGTATAAAACAGAACGAAAAAATAATTAGAGGTGAATTAAAAAAGATTGTAATTTATCTTAAATCTATTGAGCAATCAAAAACAGTATTATTTGACGAGGTTTATTATCGAATATTCATCAAGGAAGGTAAAACAAATGTGATTGTTCATGATTGGACTCAGGTTGATGTAACCAACGAAAATTCATTTTATTTGGACACATCATTTATGATTCCAAGAGAATACTTTATGGAGTTCAAATCAAAGACGTACACTGAGGAAATATTTTATAATGACTACGTGAAGTTTGAAATATTATCAGAGATTTAAAAATATTTATTACTATGGATAACTTAGAAGGAATTATTAAAAACCAACTTGACAATTTTAAAGATGGTAATATCACTGAAAACTACATGTTTTTCAGTAATTTAAAACAATTACATAGACAATGTCAAATGTTATTGGAATTAGACCCATCTGTGGTTGAATCTATTATACAAAACGGTCATGATTGGGCTGACGACCATGTCTCAGTTGCAAAAGAAAATATTGACCAAGTTTTTGATTTTATGATGAACACCACCAAAGAGTCAATTAATGAAGCCAAATCAAATAAACTTTGTGCTAGAGGAATTTCCGCAGCAAAATCAAAATTCAAAGTGTATCCAAGTGCATATGCTAATGGTTATGCCGTTCAAGTTTGTAAGGGTAAAATAAAAGGTCTTGACGGAAATAAAAAGTGTTCCGGTTCATATTGTTCAGGTAAAAAGTAATGGATAAAAAAATCGTTTGTGAATGTGGTTGGAATTGGTTACTATCCGATGGTGGGGATGACCCATATACGTGCCATAAATGTGGTCACGATAACACGGATAAATACACAATGAAGATTCACATAAGTGACGAGGATTTATCATATGTTAACGAATGTATTGAAAGTGGAGAAGTTTTACAAGAAGATTTAGCTCGTTGGTTTAAAGAAAAATGGGTTGATGTTTCACGTAAGATTGACGGAAAACATCCACCTTGTGGAAGAAAATCCGCAGACGGTGAAAAAGGTAGAAAAGGTTATCCAAAGTGTAGACCACAAAAAAAAGTTTCAAAGGACACACCAAAAATTGCATCTTCATACAGTAAGAAAGAAAAAAAATCCATGGTTAGTCAAAAAAGAAGAGCAGAAAAAAATGACCCAAAACCAGGAAAAGGAAATAAACCGACATTCACAAGATTTGATGAAAATATGGCAAAAAATATAACACTTGATTTTGACGAAATAATAGATGTATATAACCCACCAAAACTTTGGACTTTAAATGAATCTAAAAATTTATTGAGTGAAGGTTTAAATTACCACATTCAAAATGAAAAACCATTAGTTGAAAACATTTATAGAGTCTATTCTGAAAAATTCTTCAATCTATTTAATGAATCACGAGATTTATATAATAAGGGTGTTTTAATTCTTGATGGGGATGATTTAGAATTGGTTAAAACCGATATAGGTTTAACAGGTATATATGAAGGTGAAGAAGTTTATTTAGACATTCCATTCATATTAAATGAAGAGGAGTATCTTGTTGAGGCAAAACATAGAGGTCGTAATGTAAAATTAAATAAACCTTTTAGGACACCAGGTGGACCAAAGAAATTTGGTGTATACGTAAAAAACAGTAGTGGTAACATTGTTAAAGTAACTTTTGGTGACCCTAACTTAAGAGTTAGAAATAACAACAAAGCGGCGGCGAAATCATTTAGAGCCCGTCACAAATGTGACCAAAAGAAAGACAGAACAACTGCCGGTTATTGGAGTTGTAACATTTCAAGATATCGTAAGGCTTTAGGTATCAAATCATCAAATCCTTGGTAATGGATTATCCATTTAAAGAAAAACAAGAAGACGGATTTCATGTAAGAACATTCTCATCGGATTTATCCGAAATGGAATTGAAGTGGCACTTTGATGAACAAGATAGAACTGTAATCTGTGAACACGATACGGATTGGATGTTTCAAACTGATAATGAATTACCAATTATAATTAAAAAAAATACCCCCATCTTTATTCCTGAGGGTACTTATCATCGAATAATTAAAGGAAACGGTGATTTAGTCGTTAAGGTAAAAAAACACCTGAACCCCACACTCATTAAGTAATTTCATACTTTTTAATTGAGACTCTTCCCACTTTTCTTTGTTCTTGGTGGTACAAACACGTTTACACCAAACAATTTTAATTCCTGAATTAACAATACCTCTTGCACAATCCATACACGGTAATCCCGAAGTAAGATAAATTGTTGAACCTTTTAACGCAGTACCAACTCTTGCTGCGTTATAAATAGCGTTTCTTTCAGCGTGTTCAAACCAAAAGTATTTTTCGGGTCTTTCCTGACGTTCTTGTATTGTATCATCCATTCCTCTTGGAAATGAATTATACCCCGTAGAAAGTACCTCATTGTCGACCCCAACGATAACAGCACCTATCTGAGTCGATTGGTCTTTAGATTTTAATTTTACTTGTTCAGCAATGTTTAAGAAATAATCTGTCCAGTTCATAGTAGTTTTTGACTTGAAATATAATGGATTCTATTGTTAGAGTAAATACTGATGTTTTTGGCAATACCTTTTTCAACTAATTTACCCATCTCCCTACAGTTATTACTATCTCTAATATCCACACCAATAATGAAACTACCATCAGACTGTTTTTGACATGTAACGGGTCTTATATATTTTTCACTATCATCTAACTTTAAAAATTTAATCATTTCATCCTTGGTTTGTTTACATTCTATATTTCTAGAATCAACCAAGTTTTTTAAAACATCTAAACGCAATTTTTCGTAATCAATCGATTCTTCAGAAATGTTTAATCTGTTTATTATTTTTTTTGACATATCACAAATATATGAAAAATAATGCATAAAAAAAGGGGGACATTGTCCCCCTTTCTATTATGAGATGGTTTATGATTATCTCAACGTGTCAAGACTGAATGTAGCCAATCCATTTACGTTAATCACACCAAAGTAACGGTTGTTAACCATTTTCTTAGCGTATCTAGTCATGATACCTTTGATTGGTGTGAAGTTGAATGGGTTGTACATTGTAGGAGTCAATTGTAATGGAACGTATGGTGCGTAAATGTAACCAGCGTCCAACAATGATTTACCTTTGTGACCGATGATGATTTTACCAGCTGGTAAATAAGGGTCACGGAACACTTGGTAACGTCCTGCTAATGAACCGATTTTCTCGATACCCATGTTGTATTGGTCTTGCTCAGGGTTTGCGTTTGAAACGTGGAAGTATTCCAAGTCATCAAATACTGCAGATACCTCAGAAGATACAACAATCCAGTTAGCTCCACCTCTTAAGGTAGTTTTGTGGATTTGAGCTGAGATTTGGTTAATCTTGGTAACCAATGTTTGGTTCCAGTCTTTTTGAGTGTAACCAGCGTATGCTGAACCAGCATTACCGTATTTCCATTCGTTGTAGTCCCATTTAGCTGTCCAAGCGGCACCTTTACGAAGGTCACGAAGGATTTCACGGTCGATTTCTGCTGCGATTTGCTCAGACAATAAAGCTGTCAATTCAGCTTCAGCATCGATGTTGTGGAATGCACTTACGTCTTGTGCTAATTCAGGAGACCAGCTAGCTCTCAACTTTCTTTCAGTTACAGAAACTGTTACTGATTCAAGGTCGAAAGATACTTCACCGATTTCTTCTTCGAATTCTAATGATGCATATTCTCTCCAAGTCACAGTAAAGTCAACGGCTCTTAGAGTTGAACCTGTAACTGTGTAATTTGTGTAACCAGTAGTTGAACTGTAAGCTTGAAGGTCTACGTTGATGTAGATAATACCGTCTTGGTCACAGATGTTGTTGTATTTACCTGTTCTACCTGAAGACTTAGTACCATATTCAACAATACCTTTACCGTATTTTTGAGTTACGATATTGATAGGAAGTGCAGTATAACCAGCGGTATGTCCACTTAATTCAGCACATGCAACGTTCAATGATGCTAAGAATTCTTCAGTATCCATAACGTGACCGTTAGGACCTGCAAGTTTACCAGCTCCATCATAAGTGGCGGTGAAACCTGAAACTTTCAAGATTACACTTCCTACAGATGTACCAGTTGCAATTGATGATTGTGTTGATGCGGTACCGTTAGAGAATGTTACCAATTCAATAGGTGTTGCAGTAATTGTACTGAATGAACCTTTTGAATAGTCGAACAAACCTTGGTCATTTGCATCAGACGCTTCATAGAAACGGTCGTACAAGTTGTTACCTGTGTAACCAGTTGAAGGGTCAGTCAATGAACTTGGGAAACCGTAAGGTTGATAGTGACCGTTAGCTTCAGTTCTTTCTTGAATTTTAGGTACAAAGTAGAACAATTTACCGATAGGTAAGTTCATTGCTTGTACAGATACGATGTCGTTCGCTAACAATTTAGAGAAAACACGACGGATGATAGGGAATACTACAGTTTCGAATGAACCTGAAGCATCGGCTACAGCCGCTTCGTTGATTAGGTATGAAGCTTGGTTTTCATACAATTGTGCGATGTTGTCTTTTTGGTGACCGTTAAGACCCTCAAGGAATCCTAAGTCATCCCATTTTTTGATGGTATCTTCTTTGATAACACGTAGGTGCTTAAGACCAATGTTACCAACCATACCAGATTCTAATAATGCTCCCATTTTAGTATTGATTTTTAATTTTTAAGTTTATTTTATTTTTGACATTAAATCTTTCATTCTCTTGAATTGTGGATTCTCATATGCTTTTGATTCCGACAATACTTTTGAAGATGAAGACGTAGGTGCCGTAGTTATTTTTTCAACCACTGATTCGGTTACAGGTTTTTTAGTATCCAATTCAGTTTTTATAGAACTATATAAGTTCTTAGACTCTTTCAAGGTTGAGATTGAATCGAATCTTTTTAAGATGTTTAACTTCTCTTGTTTGGTGGTTGAGTGTTCAGTAAACAAACGAGTAGCGTAAGCTAAGTTGGCGTTGAATACAGCAACCTCATTTAACTTTTCTTTGAATAATACAAGAGCTTTCTTGTACTCATCATTTTGTTTTCTAAGTTTGCTAACTTCTTCGTTGATTTCTTCTCTCTTATTACCAGCGTAGAATTTCTTTTTGGATTTAATTCCTCCATGATATCCATTACCCATGGTACGAGCGGATTCTTCAACATCACCTTCTTGAGACTCATCATCTCCTTCGTTGTAATCTTCGTCGACATATTCTTCAAGTGATTCATCACCCATTGGTTCATCATCACCCATCATGTCTTCATCCGTATCATCAAGTTCGATTTCATAAACGGTTTCTTCAGAATCATCCATCATTTCTTTCAAATCATCATCTGACTCATCACCCTCTTCTAAATCTTTATCAGAGTGGTCTTCATCATCTTCTTCAGACATCATGGTTTCATCCAAATCTTCCTCACCTAACTTAATGATATACTCATCATCACCATCAGACAATTCAATGTGGTCATCATCTTTCTTAACGATTACACCATCCTCAGGACTCATCGCTTTGAAAACTTTTAAAATTTCGTCTTCGTCAGCACCTGTCATATCAACTACATCGTCATCACCTTCATCGCCAAAGTCGTCCATGTTACCCATGCCGCCAAAGTCGTCATCAGATGCGTCTTTTGTGTCAATATCTTTAGATGGTTCGTCAGATGAATCATCATCATCCTCGTCCGATTTATCGTCCCCTAAGTTATCGTCAGCATCTGCTGATACATCATCTGCGGGGTCTTCTTCAGGATTAGGTTGTTCTTTAACAACTTCTTCCTCATCTTCCATTGATTCTTTCAACAAATCACCGAGTTCTTGTTTCATAGTTGAAGCAAGTATACCTTTTGCGTTTGCTTTTACTGCCTCTTCAAGAGTCTGTACTTGAAGTAATGCTTGTTCTAGAATGGATTTTTCGCTCATTTTATTAAATATATTTACCTATAAATATGTTGATAATGTAAAAAAATACGGATTATAGTATTATAACCTATAATAAATTATTATTTACCTAAATAAGTATCTAACTTGGACATCAAATTTTTCATTCTGTCCGAATCATTAGGTTTCTCTTGTAAAGATTCTTGATATTGTTCTCTATCTTTCAAATCAGAGAATACGTAAGCACCTGGTGTACTTGGTGAGGAAACTAAATCAAAACATACTAATTCAAAATCCTCTTGAACTATGTTTTGTCCTTTAATGTTTTTTAGGGAACCGACACCTCTTGAAGAAATACCGAGAGTTGCCCCATTCATTAATAACATCGCGGCTTGGTCACCTTTGGTACTAACTATACCCATTTTTTTCCATGCTGGTGATGTGAATAATTTTATCTTACCCATTAAGATTTTACCATCCCACCATGTTTCTAAAATAGAATGAGACACTCTATCTAAATCAATTAGAGATGATGTTGGGTGATTTAATTCATTAAGAGCGCTCCCCTTTTTAATTAAAGTTTGATATTTTTCATTTTCTCTCTTAAGAATATTTTCAGGATAGATTCTACCGTTTTTATTCGGTGTATCATATTTTTGCAAAACTGCATAGAGAACTATATCCTGAGAGTAGTCGATGTCCTTCATCTCAGAGATAATTTTTTGATTCTCTTTTGGTGATATATATCCGGCGTCGTATTCTATCAATATACCTTTACCGGTTTCATTTGGTCCGAGTATTTTCATCCAACTTTTTTATAATAAATACCCCGAATCCTTAATTAATTCTTCTTTTCAAAGAAATTAAATAAAGTTTCGTCCGTTAAAACGGTATCTATTATAGATTCTGATAAGTTGGTAATAGTGTTTTTAACCTCTTTAGACCTTACATCAAAAAATTTATCAACGTATAATGTGATTTCAAGGTCCATAAAAGACCTTTTATTTGTTTTAATACCACTTGTCTTAATATCCAAATCAACAATTGATTCTCTTTTGAAGAATTCAGAATTTAAAGAATATACTTTTTCTTTTATCTGCCTTCTTGTTTTTGATATTAGTTTATCAAAATCGTGGTCATTTATTAATGGTTGAGTCCATGAATTTAGTTGGACGTAGATTGTTTTTAAATTTTTATAATCAACCGTACCGTATCCAATTTTTACATTATTGTGTACACCGATTGAGATAAATTTCCCTTTTTTCATTTAATATTTTCATACTTATATACTTTATGGTGTATTTAAAATATACAAAATAAACTTAACAAATCAAAACATTTCATTTATATTTCAAAAAAAGAATATGTTAATCGTAAACGTCAGTAAAGAAAAAAACCTTGAATCTGCATTAAAGAAATACAAATACAAGGTTCAGAAAACTAAGCAAACCGAAAAATTGAGAGAAAAACAAGAGTATACTAAACCTTCGGTTGCTAAAAGAAGTAAAAAGTTAAAGGCTGTCTACAAACAACAATTGTTTGAAGAACAAGAAAACTCAAAGTAATCCGTTTTTCAATTCTATTAATTTATAATAGTTGTATCTCGAAACTTCCGATTTGTCTACTTCGGATTTTACATTCATTAATTTATTAACCACAGAGTCTTCAGACGATTCTTTAAGAAGTGTATCCAACTTATCGTTGAGCTCTTTCTTAATTGTCGTCATTTCATTAACCAATTGTTCACTGGTCATTGATACAATCTTATTGAATGTTTCTTTTTGGTCTTCTTTTAAGAAATCGGCATACTTGATGTTGAAGTTGTTTACTAACACAGTGTTCAATAGAGTATGATTTTCAATTTGAACATCAGGAGCTTTAAAAACTTCTTTTTTCTTTTCCGCGATTAAATGAGAAATCAAATTTTCTCTAGCATCAATTTTAGATGCAATATTGTGCATGTTGGTTTCTTCTGAAAGAATATCCAAAGTATTATAAAGTGAATTCGATTCAACCACAACATCTTTTAAAGATTTTCCAAAATCTTTCATCTCTTTTTTCAGAGACTTCATTTTTTCTATCAAAATAGGTTCAATCGATTCTACATATAATTTTGCCTTTTCTTTTGATGAAATGTTTAAATCTTCTATGTTCTCATAGAACATGTACATCTCAGATAAAGGTTTATTTGATTTTAGTTTATTTACCAAATCTTTAATTTCACTCTTATTATTAGAAGTGTAAGACTCTGTAAGTTTTGTCAACAGTTTTGTTTTTAATTCACCAAAGTTTGTCATTTTAGTTATTCGTTTAAGAAATCTTTTAGTTTATTTTCTATTTCATAAATATTCTGTTGAGCTTTATTCATGTCAAATAAATCTTCCAATTTATCATTTTCGTTCAACATACTTAAAATATTATGTTTTTTAGTTTCATTTTCACTTAGTGGAGCTTCACCGCCGCCAGCTGGTGGGGGAGGTGGAGGTGAACCTGCACCCATATCCATACCACCGGCTTCACCACCCGGAGTTTCACCACCTTCTTGTCTTTCCTCTTCAGGAACTCCGTATTTAGAATCTACGTCATCAAACACACCGCTTCGTTTAATTACGTTTTGTGTATTCGTTAATTCAAAACCAATTGCTCTTTCAATTCTTTGTTGTTGTAAATCAAGAATTACTTCACTATCACTCATACCAAGAATGTTTTTCTTAGCCCAAGTGTGTGAAACAGGTAGAATACCAATTTGAGATTGGTCGGACGTTGCGTCTTTATATAATGTTATTTTTTCTTTCCACTGTTCAATTCTTAATAAATCAGATTGTGCAGATGGATTTGTTAATGATAGTGTGAAGTTATCTAGTTCATCTTCTAAACCTAATAAGTAAAGATGAATTAATGCAATTTTATTTAATTCTTGAATTACTGATTTTTGAATTCTGTTAATAGTTCTCGCAAAACGAATATCCATTAACGCCAAGGTCTTACCATCACCAACAACCTCTTCAAAACCTAAGAATGCTTTAGGAATACGAAGAGCTGCTAACATTTTCTTTTGGATATATTCGATATCGGCAATCTCACCTAAGTTCTGTGCTCCTGCTAATGTTTCAATTGGGTTTGTTTGAGCCGGGTCACGAACAGGAATAAAATAATCTTGGTCAACAGCCATTTGATTATATCTCATATCAACCTGACCATTTCTAGCATCAACTACTTGGTCTCTTTTAAATTTATTTGCAACACGTTGTACATATGCTTCAATGTCTTTGTCATCCATGTTACCGACAAATATTTTGAAAACTCTTCTTTCGGGTGCTCTTGTTGTTCTATAAATCAACATAGCATCTTCCGCTAAAAGTAATTGTTTCCAAATCCTTCTGATTTTATCCAACATGGATGTACCATAAGGAAGTTTTCTGTCATCACCTAATAATCTGAAGTGTGCGATTTCCCAAGCTTGGAATTCTAAATCTTTATTTTTCCATTGGAATCTTAACTCCCTTGTAGGAAGTTGCATTGCGTTTTGTTGATTCGGTGTTTTACTTTCTTTACCTTCGTGTCTTTCAATTTCAATATTTGGTAATTGTTGACAACCAACAATACCTCTTTCGGGGTCTATTTTAAGATAAACGAAATTATCACCGTACTTACACGTTCCTCTGGTCCACATTTGTAAGTTAGTATTCAAATCTAACCTATTCATGAATAAATCCTCAAGAATAGTTTTGATTCTTGTTGACTCTGAGAAAATAGTTAATATTTCACCCTTTTCAGATAATGTTGTTGATTCTTCAGCGTAGATATCTAATGCCGCGGAAATTTCAGGAGTAAACTCCATCGATTCGTAATCATAATAAGCAGATAATCTGTTAGGTTCGTAGTAAACAGATTGATTATAAAGAGACTGGTCAAGTTTTGTCCATTTATCCGCGATGTATTGACTCTGTTGAGCTTGTAACATCGCTTTTTCATACTCTTCCCTACTACTCGTTTTTAAAATTTGTTCTTTATCAAAATTGAAAGACGGTGCTTCTTCAGGGGTCACCTTACCCGGGTACCCAAACATCTTTGTCAATCTCTGAAATACAGTCATATTACTTTCCGCCATGTATATAAATAGTTTATGAGAATATAATTAATTTTATTTTTATAATAAAGGATTATCTTTTTTTACTAAATAACCAAGAATACTGTGCATAGTGTTCTTTTGTTGCGTTATTATTATGTTTTGGAATATTTGGGTCATTATCCATTGACATCGAACCTATTTGGTCAAATGCGGTTCCATATGAATAAAATGATTTATTTGGTTCATAAGTCCTTTCAGACAATGTCCAAGATTCTAACATCGCTTTATTGGCATTTTCATTTTTTGTTAATTGGGAAAATGAAATATCCCCAACATATAATGCCATTGACATACTCATAATCGCGTCATCGTGAGTACCTTTCATGTGGTCAGGTCTTCCGTTAAGATAGACAAATGTATTGAGTTCGTTCATCAATCTTGCAGACCTTACCTGAAACCCTTTTCTTAATTGTTCTTCAAAGGCTGCAACTATTTGAGTTCTTTTATTATTAAAATTTAATCCAGGAATTTTTTCCATCGCTTTGGAATTGTATTCCCAAATATTTTTAGTATTGATTCCGTCAATATATAAATTTTTGTAATTTAATTCTTGTAGTTTCCTCGATGTTGCAACACCCATACCACCTGTTATATCAACAACAATGAACGCCTCATAAAGAGTACCCCATTTATATGCAACTGACGCCAAATCGTCGGGTGGTATTTTACCAATATATTCAGCAACCTGTTCTCTTTCATCAAAATCAATTATATTAATTGACGAAAAATCTTCACTATCTCCTCTTGACACATCGACACCCATTATATATTTGTGACCCTGTACTGGTTCTTTCCACTGCCAAAATGTACCCTGCATATATTTTTCTTTCGGGTCTCTTAACATATTTTTTACAATATTGTCTTGAATTTCTGAAGGAATAACACCATCACCCGAACCAAGAAAATCACACTCTAATTCCTGTGCGATTTTTCTTCTATCAAATTTGAACTTTTTAGACATGGATTCAAACCATGATGAGAGGGGTTTATAACCCTCCTCTTCATATTGTTTGTAGTTGATTATGTCAAAGTCATTCATCACAACTTCATCATCATTATATTGTTCTCTATTCAACATGTAATGAACGATATCATTACATTTAACCCATCTTAAGTCCTTGGTATATCTTGGGTCTTTAAACCATCTCAAATCGGTAATATGAAAATCATTAACACCTCTAATAGCTTGGTCGTATACACCGTAGTAAATTGGGTCAAAACCGTTTGGTGTTGATATAAGGATAATTTTACCCCCTGTAGAAAGGGATGCCATAGATGCCGCCCAAAAGTCTTCCCCCGCTTCGATATATGCCGCCTCGTCAAATACAAGAATAGTTGGTGTGTATCCACGTAAAGCATCCGCGGATGTTGCAACCGCTTTGACCTCACAACCATTGTTTAATCTAAATCTACTTTCAGAGTTTTTATCAGGTGAGAACCCAACATTTATCCACTCAGGCCATTGGTCTAAAAAATTTCTAATCTTATTAGCCATCTCCACCGCGGTATCTTTTTTGTTCGCGATGACAAGAACCCTTTCAGGATTTTCAGGTTTGGCTAATTGTAATTTTTTTGAAATCCACGCCGCTGTAACTGTGGTAACCCCCGCCTGTCTATATTTTCTGGTAATATTTTCGTTGTAAGATTCGTAATCTTTTAACAATTGTATTTGGTCGGGGAACAATTCTAATGGGACATATCTTTTTTGTGTATTATCATATGTCTGTAGATACGTCTTTAACGCGTATGGTGTGTCTTTTAAAATGCGTGCGTATTCCTTTAACTGTTCTATTTTTTGATTACTCATATATATAAATATGAAAAAGGGTGGTTAAAACCACCCTTAAGACTTTTTATACCGTAGGACCTTGTGGACCATCGTCGTCATCATCGGATAATTGTATTCCAATATCACCTAAGAAATTTCTTAAGTCGTCGTCATCTACATCATCAGTTACTTGTTCCAAATCTTCATTGAAATTCGCCATAGCTTCTTGATAATCTTGATTTCTTAACATCTGGTCAATACCCTGTAATAATTCAGCCATAAATCTTTTTCCATTTTCAGAACCTGATAATACCTCTTTAGTAAATACTAAAAATTCTTTAGCTGGTAATCTGAAAATACTTACCATTAAGTAATTCTGTAACGCGAATTTGTTTTCGTCGATTAAAATTTCGTCAGGAAACTGTCGTCTGATTCTGTCCCAAATTGAAGGTCCAAGACGTAAATCCCAAACTTCTTTTTCAAGGGTATCTTCAGATTGCTCAATTTCTGACCACCTTGGGTCTTCGTTACCCTCTTCATCTTTTGGTCGACCTTGTATTGCGAATAATTCTAATACACCTTTTATCAATTCATGTACTAATATTGGGAAATTTACACCTCTAGCAACAATTGTAGGAGGGTTTGTGTTTCTTCTAACTTCTTCTTTACCACCAACACTTCCACCGGCACCACCACCACCCATCATCATTTTCATGGTGTCATCACTCAACTGCCAATATAAACTATCGTTTATTGACATAAGAATACCATATTGATTTAATAAAGCGTTAGAACCAGTAATTTCTGCGATTTTATCTGCAACATAATGATACATATAGTGACCTTTTTTGGATGCCCCTTGTATCATACTGTTTATTAATCTTCTTTTAGCCTTTTCTAAGTCCATTGTGTCCAAATCATCAGCCAAATCTTGTTCAATATTAACAGGGTCCATATTTGGTTCTTCCTCCATTTCTCTATTGAAGTTATCAGTATTAATCTCACCTAAACCAACAATTTTAGCATCAAATTGTAATTTACCTTCAGGAATTGACATTTCTTTTTTTACCAACTCAACCGCTAATTGTTCCAATTCTTGTCTATGGTTAGCTTCGGTTTGAATAATTTCATTGTGGGCCTGCATCATCATTTGAACCAAAGGCATAATACCTTCTTCACCTTTGATTGGTGTTTGTAAACCTGTGTATTCCCTAACTTTAGCAATTACTTGTCTGTATCTCTCAGACGCAAGTAATTCTTGGAAATTTTTGTTCGTTTCATCACCTGTTTGAGGTAAAGGAACTTTTTTTAAAGGAGTGTCTCCTGTAGATAGTTTATTCTGTATACCTTGAAAAGGTCTATCTTCTGTATCAAAATCCATTGGCATTTCGTTAATATCTTCGAGTAAAGATATTAAATCTTTTTTCTTAAATTTCATTTTGAACTTTTTTTCTTTTCGGCTAACGCCTTTGGTTTAGGGTCAGTACCGGGTCCTGGTTCAAAAGGGTCAATGGTTGGTTTACCAGGTGTCTTTGGTTTGGTTGGTGTATCAACATCTGGTTTGGTTGGTGCTGGTGCGGGTTCCGCTGCTGCAACAATTGAATCGTAAGTCATAAATTCGGGAACACCGTTATGTCCTTTTTTCGCTTTGGTTTTTGGCATTGGTTGGAAAGTGGTTTCCATTTTTTCACTGATAATGTTCATGATATCGTTTTTAGATGTAAATTGTGAATATTTTGATTCACCCAAATTTAACACCCATTCTTCAATTTCTGAAACATTTTCATCAACATCTCCATGTTTTTTATCTTTACACTTACAATCTTTCATTCCACATTTGGAACAAACTTTTGATTCGTAAGTTTCGATGGTTTTACCTGCTGCTTTAGCTGCCGCGATGTCCTTTACATTATCTTTTTTAATCATCACAGCTTCTTTAAGAACTGTTTTAGATAAAGTAGATAATTCGTTATCACTTAAACGAGAAAGAGTTTTTTCTGAAAACCCTTCAACTATTAATTTTTCAATGATTAATTTTCTATTCATGACTCTTTGAATTTTATTGATTTTTTTTCGAGAGATACACCTCTCTCCTTTAATTTTTTTGAAACGTTTTCATATGATTCACCAAAACGGAAAAACAGTCTATCCTCATCTAAATCAAAATTGGATTTTTCCCAAGCCATGGCGATTATTCCGTCCACAGCATCAATAACACCGAAATAGTCCGAATTTTGAATTAATTCAAAAACTATATCGGTGTCCTGAAGAAGACCTACTTGGTCTATATATTCTATGTTTGGTGATTTAGGTGTTGAAGTCGATGATGCGGGTACGTCAAACCATTCGTCCATGTCTATCTCAGTTGATTCACTAAAAATGAATTCATACTGTTTTTGACCTTTATAATCGGTTCCGATTTCGTTGACATAAATAAGACGCATTTTACTTAAAGTATTTACCTAAAGTGTCAGATATTGTTTTGTTGATTTCTTTTTTTATTTCATCTAAATCAATTTCTTTAACATCATCACCACCCAAATCGGCGTATTTAGATAAATCAATTTCTTCTTCGGTTGACATTGGTGTGTTAATGAAACTTTCCAACTTATCCATTGCGTGCATTTCACCTAAATCATCATCAGCAGTTGGTTCAGCCGGTGTGGTATCGTCATCTGCTGGTACATCAGACATATCGTCAGATGGTTCGTCAGACAACTCAACATCATCTTCAATGTCTCTATCGAATTTTTTACCAATTTCTTCAATATCCTCATCTTCTAATTTATCCAAATCAACAGCTGAGATAATCATGTTAAGGACGTATTTAATATCATCACTTTCCATTTTATCTTTTTGGTCTCTTAACTCTTGACCTAATTTACCAGCGAATTTTTGAATTTCCGCCATATAATCGGAAGGTTTACCTGATGAATCAGATGGTTCGTCACCACCCATTTCATCACCCATTTCAGGAGATGGTGGAGGTACATCACCACCCATTTCATCACCCATTTCAGGTGATGGTGGTACATCTCCTTCAGGTGCTGCAGGTACAGGTGGTACGTCACCCATTTCAGGTGACGGAACCGGAGCCTCGTTAGCTGGTTCTGAAGTTGGTTTCTGTTTTAGAACATATTTTGTTGCTTCATTTAATTCACCACCAGATAAAAGCTCTAATCTTTTTAAAGCTTCAGCATATGAATTAAATCTGTTTTTATTTTTCATGAATAGACCACCAATGTAGTCTAATGAATTTTCGTTTAAACCTTTTTTTACATAGTATCCATCTTTTTCTTTTACAATACCAAATCTGAAACCACTTATGGATTCAGAAAGATATTCAGTTTTAGATACTAATGATTGGTTAGGGGTAGATGATTTTTTATCATTACCGTAATAGGTCAACTCAAGGATACGTCTTAGTTTGTCGTCTCCGTTAAGTTTTTCGCTTCCTAATGGTTTTAAATCTGCCATTTCTTTAAATGTTGATAATTATATTATTCTTGTATCCTATAAATACATGCATATAGATAAAAAATTTATTGTTTCTATTGCGGTAGGGACAATTTTTTATTTCGTATTGAACTTTTGATATTAAAAAGTTTTTCGATAAATCCATTTCTTCTTAATAATTTGAAGGTTAAATTTTCATAAGAATACTCACCCCCTTTTTCTAATCCTGATTGTCTGAATTTTTTTAGTTTGTCTTTTAGGGTCTTTATTTCTTTTGAAACGTCTTGACCTTTATCATTTAAACCTTCTAAACGCTCTATCTCTTTTGCGTATTCCTCAGATTTTTCTAAAATTTTTTTCTCGTTTAATTCAAACGCGGACTCGAATTTTTTTGGTTCTACAACCCAGTCATTATTTAAAACGGAGTAAACACCTGTGGCAACATATTTGTCATCTACATCTTGAACATACATTTCAACCTCATACCCTTTAATTTTAATGTCAGTGGTTTCGTTCCATAATCTTCTTTTAACATCGAAAAAATCTTGTACAATTTGATGGTAAACAACTAAATCTTTGTTCTCAGACTCATCAAACTCGTCATAATCGATTAATATGTGAATATCAACGTCTGAATATTCAGACCAATTGTAATTTGCGAGTGAACCTATAAAAATAATATCATAAATGAAAAAGTTAACCCCAACAAAATCAATAAATTCTTCTGTTATTTCTAACATTTTTTTTCGAACTTCTGAGTTTAAAACAGACTTACCGTTATTAATATCAAATATATTTTTCGGTAAAGTATTTTTAGGGACAAAAGATTTTACAATCTCTTTATCCTTTTCCATATCCTCTATTATTTCATCAATTACGCTCATTTGACTCTTTTATATTTGTATGTCTTTGATATGTTAGTATTAAAAAATTTACCTTGAGATTCCGCTTTTTTAAAATTTTCGAACACCTCTAATGGTACACTTTCATATTCATAAATAGAGCCATTATTAAATTCAATTGATAAATGGTTCTCATCTAAGTTATAGATTGCACGATTTAGGTTTGATGATGAAACAACAACCTCTGTAATGTTACCTTCTGTTTTTTCTAAAATAATTGACATAATATTTTTTTAGATATTATTATACATAATAAATATCAAATAAAAAACCTCTTTAGTGGATTTCTAAAAGTATCTTCTTTTTATTTTTATAGGTAAGGAAAAGATAGGATATTTGTTTTTATAAGATTATTTTTGTATACTTAAAGAAAATTATTTCACATGTCAGTAGATTTTTTCGAAGAAGGAAACGTATCAAACCCAAAGAAAACAAGAAAAGGGTCCACCACCCCTATACTTGATAATTTCTCAAGGGATTTAAACAAAATGGTAGAAGAGGGTAAGATTGACCCAGTCATCGGTAGAGATGCTGAGGTTAAAAGAATTGCTCAGATTTTATCACGTAAAAAGAAAAACAATGTTGTGATAGTTGGTGATGCGGGTGTTGGTAAATCGGCTCTTGTTGAAAAATTAGCACAATTAATTGTAAAAGGAGAGTGTCCATCAAATCTTTTAGATAAAAGAATTGTATCGTTGGATTTAACCTCTTTAGTTGCTGGTACAAAATACAGAGGTCAGTTTGAGGAAAGAATAAAAGCAATCCTCAACGAATTACAGAATGAACCAAATGTGATTGTTTTCATAGATGAAATCCATACTATGGTTGGTGCGGGAAATGCTAGTGGTTCCATGGATGCTGCGAATATCATGAAACCAGCGTTGGCACGAGGTGAAATTCAATGTATTGGTGCCACCACTTTTGATGAATTTAAAAAACACATTGAAAAGGACGGGGCTCTAGTTAGAAGATTTCAAAAAATAGTTTTAAAAGAACCCACCAAAGAAGAGACCGTACAGATTCTAAATAACCTAAAGGATTCATATCAAAACTTTCACAAAGTTTTCTACGAACCTCAAGTTTTTGAAACAATTGTAAATCTATCATCAAGATTTATAACAGACCGCCAATTTCCCGATAAGGCTATTGATGTTATGGACGAATTAGGTTCGGACAAAAAAATCAATACCAAAATACCTGAAGTCATTGAAAAACTTAAAAAGGAATCAGATGAATTGAAGGACAAAAAAATACAGGTAGTTAAAACTCAAAATTATGAGCAAGCGGCTAAATTAAGAGATGAGGAAAGAAAACTACTTGGAAGACTGGATGAAGAAAAGAAAAAATGGTTAGAAAAACAAAAGGATAATAAGACACCTGTAACTATCGCAGACGTTTATGAAATTATTTCACAAATGACGGGAGTCCCTCTCTCTAAGTTAGACGATAGAGAAACCACAAATCTTTTAAATTTAGAGGATAAGTTAAAATCTAAAGTAATCGGTCAAGACGAAGCAATTTCAATAATTGCTAAATCGATTCGTAGAAATAGAGTTGGTATTAAAGACACCAATAAACCAATTGGTTCTTTTATTTTCTTAGGTTCAACGGGTGTTGGTAAAACGTATCTTGCTAAAAGTATTGCCGAACTACTCTTTGGGGATGCTGAAAAAGTAATTCGCGTTGACATGAGTGAGTACATGGAAAAACACAATGTTGCTAAATTAATCGGGTCACCTCCAGGATATGTTGGTTATGATGAAGGTGGACAACTCACCGAAAAAATCAAAAATAATCCATTCTCAGTAGTTCTATTTGATGAGGTTGAAAAAGCACATAAAGATGTGTTCAACATTCTACTTCAAATTTTAGATGAAGGTCACCTTACTGATTCGTTTGGTAGAAAAGTGAATTTTACAAATACCATTGTAATCATGACCTCAAATATCGGAGCGAAAAAAGTTTCTGAATTTGGTAATGGAGTTGGATTTAGTTCTAATTCATCTGAGACTCAAAATTTTGAGGTTAAAAAATCAATTGTTCAAAAATCACTGAAGCAACACTTCAACCCCGAATTTTTGAATCGGGTAGATGATATTATTAGTTTCAACTCTTTGGATAAAGATGTAATCAAGAAAATTATTCAGATTGAATTGGACAAGTTAGTTGATAGGTTAAAAGAAAAAAATTACAAAGTTTCTTTTGATAAAACGATAATTGAAAGAATCTCAGAACTCAATACACAGGAAGATTATGGTGCTAGACCGATAAAAAGAATTATTCAAAATATATGTGAAGACTATCTAAGTGACTCAATTCTTAGAGGTGAAATTAAGGAGAATGAATCCATCAATTTGAAATTTAAAGACGGTGAAATAAAAATTTTTAAAAAAAAGGGATAAATATTCATACTTTTTAAAAAAACATATATATTTATATTCACATAGGATATCTTTGCCGATTTCCTCTCGTTTTATAGTCCGTGGTGTTGAAACCACAAAATGACCACAAACCCCCGACTCACCGTTGGGGGTTTTTTAATTTTTGGTATTCTAAAAAATATTGCTTATATTTGTGATAAATCTAGTTTACCATGGAATATACAAAAGATTTGATTTTAGTGAGAGGATTACCTGGCTCGGGTAAATCTACGTTGGGTGAAGTGATACTTTACAATCCAAATAACACGATGAAACCATTGTCTGCGGACGATTATTTCATGGACAAAGAAGGAAACTACAACTTTGACCCAACAAAATTAAAAGAAGCACATAATGATTGTCAACAACGATGTGCAAACTTAATGATGAATAGTGTCGTAAGAGTTGTTGTGTCAAACACTTTTACCCAAGAATGGGAAATGGAACCATATTTTGAAATGGCGGTGAGATATGGATATAGAATTCACACCGTTATTGTTGAAAATAGGCATGGTGGAGAAAACGTACATGGTGTTCCAAGTGACAAATTGGAAATCATGAAGAATCGTTTTGATGTAAAATTATGATTGCAGAGTTAGAAAGATATCATTCCGACGGTTTGTTGATGAAACAAACCCACCCAACTTTGGATTTGACCATTTGGAACTATTCTCCAAAAGTTCAATACGAAAGATTATGGGATGATATTACTATGCAATGTCGGGGACTTGTTACAAATAGTCTCGGTCAAATTGTTGCAAGACCCTTTAGAAAATTCTTTAACTATGAAGAATTGACACCTGACCAAATACCAAATGAAAATTTTGATGTGTATGAAAAGATGGATGGTTCTTTAGGTATCTTATTTAACTATCAAGGGGAGTGGGTATTGGCGACTCGTGGCTCATTTACATCACCTCAATCAATTAAAGGTCGTGAGTTACTTGAAAAATACGATTACAATAGACTACATCCTGATTACACTTATTTGTTCGAGATAATTTACCCTGAAAACAGAATCGTATGTTTATATGATTTTGAAGATTTGGTTTTGTTAGGTATGATTCATACTGAAACCGGTAATGAAGTTAACGTTCATAATAGTGATAATGAAGATATACGATTAAAGAACATGATAAGTAACTTAGGTTTCAAAATCGTTACATTATATAAAACTTGGGGTGAAGGATATGATATATTGAAAAACGAGATTTCCAAAGATAGGGAAGGTTATGTAATTCGTTTTAAAAATGGTTTTCGAATGAAAATCAAAGGGGAAGAGTATGTACGTTTACATCGAATTATTACTAACATATCTAATCGCGACATTTGGGAATTCCTAAAGGAGGGTAAACCTTTAGATGAAATATTAGATAAAGTACCTGATGAATTTTATGAATGGGTAAGGAACACTAAAGATGATTTATTGAATCAATATCAGACATTGGAAAGAGAGTATCAATGGATATTTAAAATAATAAATCGAGCATCGGGTATTGAGAGTAGGAAAGTATTTGCTGAATATGCAAATCGATACAAACACCCTGGTCTACTTTTTAATATGTTGGATGGTAAGGATTATTCTGAACAAATTTGGAAATTGTTATACCCTTCATATTCAAAACCCTTTAAAAAACATGAAGAGGATTAGTAAAAAAAAATTTAGTATGAAGGTTAGAATTTACTTGGATGATGTAAGAACACCAATTATCCCTTCCGAATGGGTCGTAGTTAGAAGTTATGACGAATTTGTGGAAAAGGTATCAGAGATTGGATTAGAGAATATTGAACTAATCTCGTTAGACCATGATTTGGGTGACACCGCCATGGCAGAATGGCATCGGAACGTATATCACAATTACAAATTGGATTACGATAACATAACTGAAAAAACAGGGATGGATTGTGCTAAATGGTTAGTGGAACAATGGATGGATGGTAAACCAGTTGTGGATGTATATACACATTCCGCAAATGCAATTGGCAGTGCGAACATTATGGGGTACATTAACAATTATAGACATGTGAATAGATTGCCCCAAAATTGTATTCGAGTACAAATTGAACACACGGTCTAATTAATGTAAACATTTTGACCGAAAGTTTGTTTATGTCGATTTTAATTTTAATATTTGTGATGAACCAAAAATTAAATCGACAATGCCGACTAAACTACCAAAAAAACCGAATGACACCGTAATCAAAAAACTAATAGTTAAACAGGATTACGACAGATTTTCAGATTTCTACGATGTCAATAAAGAACTCATTTATCGAACATTAGTCAATCTATTTAAGAGTTTAAAAAGAAAAGATAAACAAGTTGTTATCTTAGTCTTGGGAGCGAAAATAAGTGGATTACAATGGGAAACCGAGCTAAAATTTAAAAGACAAGAGTCTATTGTTTTAGTCAGAGATATCTTACCTTTTTTTGAGGGTAACGAAGATTACGAAACTTGTGGTGAGATTACCGAAACTTACAATAAAATAATCGAGATTCAATAAGAAGATGATGATTGATTACCATCTCCTAAAACGATATACTTGATATTAAGTGTAACTGAAGAGGTGGTAAAATTAATTGTGAAATTGGATACTGATTGTGTGTTAAAAAAGTTTGAAATGGTTAATGAGTTGAAATCGGAGGATGTAAACCATAAAACTTCATTAAACGTAATCATACCCGTAAGATTGGCACCGATTAGATAAGCATCAATCAAGTCTACTGAACCATCTTTATTTATATCCGCAGCTTTCATTTTGGGTCCGTTATTTAAAACCAATCCAGGTTGTAACAAATTTGGTGTGTTTACATTTTGAGCTTCACTAAAAATAACATCAAAATCGGTTGAGGTTAGTGTTGAAGAAAATGTTGGTACGACTTTGTAAGTGGAATTATATTTTGTTGGATTCAAAGTAAATGTACCCGTAGTTCCAACAGTGACCGTCTGTAATAAAGTTTCGATACCATTTTCGACTATGTACAATTTTAATTGAGGTCTTACTGATAATCCACTCGGTATTGTTACTGTACCACTAATTGTTTCAGTGATTATAGTTACGGAACCTGATGAACTATAAGCGAAACCACAAGTACCACTTTGTAATTGTGCTCTGAATAGAGTTTTTACCGTAATATTAGTGTAAGAATATGTTGCGGATGTGTTAACTATATCTGTCCATGTCACACCATCGTTTGTTGAACGTTGCCACTTAACAATTGTACCCGTATAACTACTCAATGTTAAAGTACCTGAGTTTGTTGTTGATGTATGTGTTGAGGATGAAATAGAACCACCCACAGGAGGTGTTCCTGAAGTCACTGTTATTATTTTAGCGTCAGAATATACCGCACTACCACAACTCGGTGTTTGCACTTCCACTCTATAATAATAAGTCCCCGCTCCCGATATTGTTTCTGTTAAAGATGTTGTCGTATTAGAAATATCGGTCCACGTAAGATTGTTAGTTGACCTCTGCCATTTATTTACATTTCCTTGTTGACCCGATAATGTTAATTCAACCTGACCACCAGCACAAATACTATTGTTCACTGCAAATATCGAACCTGATTTAGTTGGTTTTACTGATAAGAAAACACTTGAGGTCGGTAAACTCGAACAACTTACTGGACTTGTTGAATTGATTATCGCACGGTAGTAAGTCGTTTTAGTTAAGTTTGTTACTGTTATACTTGATGACGTACTCGATATTGTTGTACCCGCAGTAAAGAAGTTGTCAAAAGATGATTCCCATCTAACAATACTACCAGTATAACTATTCAGTGTTAAAGTAGTACTATTACTACCTGAACAAACATTTATATCACCACCCGATATGTAACCACTTGACGCGTTTGTGATTTCAATATTTCTTGTGAGTATAGTAATACTTGTGGTTATGTCATTTGGCATATCACCATATTCACATATATAACCAGGTAAATTTGTATTCGGTAAATCATTCCATTGACCTGAGTTCGCTGAGTAAAATTGTGCATAATGTTCTCCACCCGCATTATTCGGTTCTCCACCCGCCCATTTAGCATATTGACCAGTAACCGCCGTACTACCGTTAGAAAATTGAGTACCTTTTTCTGGACCTGTAACCCAATGCCATTTTTGTTCAACAGCTGCTTGTGACGCATAAACATTAGAACCTTTTGCGGTGTTAACTTGAGACATTTCATCTGAACCACCAAACCAACCATCTGAAGACATAAGTTTCCAAATAAAATTATTTTCAGCTTCAGAGGACATGGTCGCCAAATAACCGGCTCTACCAAAATAAGACCTCAATTCAGAATTAGTCTTAGCGGTTGTCCATGAACCTGATGATGAAACATATTCATAAAAATGTTCGGTCAATGGGTTATAAAAGACTAAACCAGCAACAAATGTTACTCTTCTTTGAAGTGGATAACATGTGGTGGTGGTTGATTTAAATTCCACCCCTCTTAATACTGTTTGCCAATCACTTGCACTTGCCGTACCTGAAAACACTAATATACCTGTAGTGGTGTTAAAAGAAGCACTTACACCTGTTGGTAAAGTTGCTGTTGACCTTAATTGGTCTCCACTTGTATATGTTTGTGAAATTTGAACTCTAAAACCTGTAATTGTACCGTTAGCGGTAATTGTTAAATTAGGGTCAACCTTGGTCCACGTGTTGTACGTAGATGATAATACACCATTACTACTTGTCCCCAAAGACAAAGTTGTTGCTTGTGAAAAACCTAAAATAGGTAACAATAAAAATAATATAAAAAATATAACATGTCTCATAAATTTATCTTACTACCAATTAAGAAGAATGACAAAATCGGAAATTCCGGATTTGTACTCATATTCGCTTTATAGTTGACATTCAACTTAAATCTTTTTGAAATTTGATAATCGATACCCGTACCAATAAATCCACTAACATATCTATCACTTATTGATACCTTATCCTTACTTGAATAAACTAAAGGTGTTGAGATGATATACAATTCAGGCGATAAAATAATTTTTTTACCTGCTTTAAATGGTCTAGTATAAAATGCGGTGATTGACGGTGAATAATACCCATTCTTTTCTTCCGAAATAATCGTTGCAGCACCACTGATATTAAATCCTGTAATACCATATTTTCCACCATTTAGGATACCACTATATCCAATGAAACCTAAATAGTTTCCGTAGGTATACACACCCGTTAAATTCAAATTATGAATAAACTTTAATTTTTTTGTTTTACTATAGTGAATTTTTGTGTATTTGGCAGATAGAGCAAATTGTTGAAAGTTTAACCAAACCATTCCTGTGATTCCATAACTAGAAAGTCCTGTCATCGAGGACTTACTTGTACCGATATTCACAATAGGGGTAAACGACTTATTTAAATTTTGGGCTGAGGTTAAATCTGAAGAAACAATAATAGGATTGGACCTCGCATTACCGCCACTACCTGATTTACCTTTACCTCCACCATTAGACCCACCTGAACCACCAGCATTGTTGTCGTTGTGTGCATCATTATTCATTTGAGTAGTTGCACCAACTTCCTCCCCCTGTTGTTGTGTTCCGTTTTGATTATTATTACCAGTAGTCCCTCCATTGGTTGTTGTACCACCACCTGTATTTGAACCATTTCCACCTGTACTTCCTGAACCTGAGGTCCCACCGTTATTACCGGATGATGACCCCGAACCCCCACTATTTCCTGAACCTGAGGTTCCACCGTTATTACCGGAATTACCGGATGAGGTACTACCTCCTTGTGAACCTACAGACGGCTGAGTCGTTGAACCTCCCCCTTGAGTTGGGTTATTTGAACCTGTAGACCCTCCACCACTCGTTGAATTTCCACTTCCTTGAGTTCCGTTTGAATTTCCAGTTGTGTTATTATTTCCTGAAGTCGATTGAGATTGTCCACTTCCTTGAGTTGATGAATTATTTGATGTATTTCCTTGAGAGTTACCACTTCCATTTCCTTGAGAGTTATTGTTTTTCTTTTTTTCAGAATCTTTATTGTCTTTACCACCAGCATCACTACTACTTGAACCACTTTCAACACTTACCGATTGAGATTGACTACTTGATAATATTGAACTCACCACCGATTGAACGGTACTTCCAATAATTTGTGCGGTAATCTGATTTTGAGTTACTTGACCTTGTTGTTGTGAACATGGATTTGTTTGACGATATGTTGTGTATACCTGATTAATCCAATTTGAGAAAACCCCACTAGACAAATCATTTGCATCAAAACTACCAACATTGTTTAAAAAAATTATAGTTGTTTTACCCCCTTGTAGTGGTACACTAAAAATCGTTACCTCTTTTGTACAAGGGTCAATAAATGTGTATGTGGACACTTGTGACCAAGACACATTTGATACGAATGTAAGAAAAAAAATTAATATTATTTTTTTTATGTTCATAGGTTATATTAAAAAGGGGGTTTGACCCCCCTTAAATTAAAATCAAGAAAACATGATTATTTAGTTGGGGAATACTCCCTTTTTTATCATTCTCAACAGAATTCTAGAACATGCAATATCTAACGCTTTCTTTGTACTAATCCCAATCGTTGATTGATTAAATTTAACTTCACTTAGGTTGTCATCGTTTATAAGACTTAACTCCCTAACTGTAACGGCTTCACCTAATCCACTCGCGGCAATTATTTGTCCTGTCTCAGCATCTGTGAATCTTACTTGTAAACCTAATCTTGTAACTACGGTATTTTTAACACCATCACTTAGATTAACAGTTTCATCTTCACTAACCGAAAATTCGTAAACTTCAATTGTTACAAAATAATGTGCTAATCTAATTTTACCACGACCATTTAAAGTATCATAACTAATTCCCGCTTGTGATGCTTGGAATTGTTTTACCATTCTGTTCTTAATTTCGGTTTTATCTTCAGTGAAGGTAAATCTATTTAAGTTTTCCAAATACTCAAGTGTAATATTCGCAACACCCAAACCAACTTTTTTTTCTTTTAGTTCGGGGTATTGCTCATAAACTTCATCACTAATTCCAATTTTTAAAATTTGTATTGGGATTTGAGGACCGTCGTAATCCATAAGAGAATCAATACTCACATTTGTTTCAAATGATGCTTTGTATTGTTCTGTTTGAGTTTTTCCGACAACCTGCGCACTCACACTATTTGCAAATAAGAACATTAATATAAACCACAATATAATTAAAGTGATTGGTGATAATAGCTTCTTGAAGATAAAATTTTTCATATTACTCAGGGTCTTTGATTTTACCACATTTTAGACATTCCAATTCACCATCGTTGTCTTGGTCTCCCCAAACGTGTTCACATTGACGATGTTCAAAATACTCGTCAATTATACCGTCATTATCGAAATCTAAACCATCCATAACCCCATCACCATCCTCGTCAATTTCAACACCTACTTTAGGTGTATCTTCAACAAGAACTTGAGGTTTTGGTTTTGGTGATTCCATGTCTGAAGTGTTAGATAGTACAACACCATCTTCTTCATCCATCTTTTGAACTAACATTTTATCTTTATCAGTATCACTGAACCAATAGTCAATGATTTTACCATAAGAACCGATGAAAGCACCAAGAAGTAAAAGAAGAAGTTCTTTCCATTCTCCACCTATTTCATTTTTACCAATTATGGCGGCAAATATTCCCGCCATAATCATCATAAATCCACCTAAAACAATCGCGGTAATAAACCACCTTCTTTTCATCATTGAATTAAGGAGGTCTTTAAATCCAGTTGGCTGATTGTTTACCATTGAGGTTCCTTTTCTTTAAATTCATCACCTTCTTTTTTAGGTTTAGAAGGTTCTGTTTTAGCTGGTTTTTCAACCACCTTTTCTCTAATTATGGTTGTGTTTCCACCACCGTTGCTAGTTGATGTATTCTTTGAAGAATTATCAACATTCAAATTAATAACCGGTGCAGATTGTTGTGTTGGTGCGGGTTCACTTTTTTCTTCACCACCAAACATTGTGGTTGTAAACCATGTACCACCAGCAAGAATTGCGGTTGAAATAGTCCCGATTAATGTTTTTTTAAGTCCTGACCATGTTCCGTCAGATTCTGGTACGTTTGTTTCTTCGCTCATTGTTTTAAACTTTTACAAATTGTTTAGTTAATTGTTTATTATAATTATGTAAAACCAAGTAATAATTACCGGCCGCAGATGATGTCATATCAATCTGTTTGTATGCAATTTTTTCTGATGTATTTGTTGAAACAGAACCGATGTTTTTAACCAATTGTCCTCTAACATCATAGATAGAACCACTCATTTCCATATTTGAGTTTGGAAATCTAATTTCAATCTCAAACCAACCAGATGTTGGATTTGGTCTGATTGATGCGGTGATTTCGTCAATTGATTGGTCTGTTGGTGGTGCCATTTTATACATAATAACCGCAACACTACTAACTAAGTCAATGTTTAAATGGTCACCCTTCTCATCAGACGCATCCATTAATTGTCTTACATAGATATTACTTACAACATCATTACCACCAATAGGTGAAAACTTTAATTTGAATGGTGTTGATTGACCAATCAAACCGTCTTTGAATTGGTTATTCATACCACCGAATCTAATTGTACCATTAGTTGCGTCGTGAGTAACATATTGTAACCATGGACCACCATTGAAATTTGATATAATTTCTTCAAATTTGACTTTGTTCTTGTCATATTTCATTTCAAATTGTAAACCGTAGTTATTATCTCCGTTTGTGTTTACATTAAATGGAACATATATAGGTTGACTTCCTGATGCTGAAGTATTAGGTATCTCAACGTCTAATTTACCTTTAAACACCGCTTTTGCAACTAACACACCTGATGAGTTCCATACTCTTGAAGAGAATGTTCTATCAACGTCACCTTGAATGAAGTATTTAATGTTTACTGTTTTGTTTACTAACCCAACACTGTCGGTAATGAAATTTGTTGCGGTTAAGTTGTTAGCCCAATCGTTCCATTGTGTTGAACCCAATACTAAAGAATCGTAAACATCCGCATGGAATGTTCTAATCATTGTAGTGGTGTCAATTTTTTTCAAACCACTTACGTTAGCGTAAATTAAATAAGGGTCACCACCATCTAATTTTCCATTTTGGTTCATATCACCTATTAGGTATGCCAAACCATTTTTCAAATATTGATGTCCAAATCCTTGGTTAACGTCCGTAATGGTATACTCATCGTATGTCTTAACAGCGTCTGAGATGGTTACAGCGTAGTCTCTGAAAACCTCCATACTATCCGCAGGGAATCTTACTAATAATTTATATTTTGTGTTTTTATCTACGTTATTTAAAGAGTAGAATCCTGCGGTATCACATAAAGATGTTGATACAAATTCACCTGTATTAAATTTAGTACATATAACTGTTGGTCTTCTACCATTTAATTTCATGGTTGGTGGTAATTCAACAATACCACTGATAACCAAGTTACCCAAAAGTTCAAGATGCATGTCTTGTACATCCAAAATTGCGATGTTATCACCAATTGTTGTACCGTCAAATTTAAACATACGAGCCCAGTTAATTTCAAGACTATCGGCATCAAAGTTTGATTCAACATCATTGATAATAAATTTATTGTGTATTAAGAAAGTATCTTGTGTGATTTGTGAACCACTTGAAAGTACTAAATAGTTTCTCGCTACTGTGTAGTTAGTGTCAGTTGTGTATGAATACAAACCAGTACCTGAACTGTAACTTGAATATTTGTAATTGGCGAAAAATTTAATTGACAAAGCCGGTGTCATAGTACTGACGGTAGGGTCAACAGTTGTTGATACGTGAGTAAAAAGTTGTTTTCTATATTGGAAATCAACCTGAAATGTTCTCACGTCAACCGCAGAAGCCGGTGTGTACTTAAAGACTACATCAAGAGTATCACCTCTTTTGATTGTTTTATACGCAACGGGGTTACCAATCTCAGGTGTTGTTTGAGAAAAGGCCGTTGTCGTTAGGATTAACGCGATTAGGGAAAATATTATTTTTTTCATAGTATTAATTTGTTTATTAGGTTTTGAGTTGTTTTCTTTAATGCTGAACTAGCAGATTGTTGATTGAATTTACCACCCTCATCAATCATTATGGTTGAGGTTGAAATTTCAGTAGATTTACCTTCCGAAAATTCCTGTTTAATTTTTTTATCACCCTTGTACAAAACACCTTTCATTCTTATAACGGTGGTTGTTTTATCTTCGTGAAAAATACTAACCCCCGAGTTAGTGGTTACAATATCAAAAAATACAAGTTCGACCTTAATTTTATAGTCGGCTTTATTTTTATCTGTAATCAGAATTAAACTATCCTGTTCATTAATGATTTCTTCGATTATATTCTTAACACCAAATGCCAAGTTCTTATTTTCGGTAAATGGACCAATCTTAATGTTATTGATTACCGTATCAACAGAAATAGTTTGGGCATTCAGGTTGGAGAACCCAATTGATATTAAAAATAATAGTAATATGACGGGCAGTCTTTTCATCACAAAAAAAAGAAAATAATGGGGTACGATACCCCATTACATTTACTCAGATACTGAATCGTCTGATTTCTTTTTATGTGAGAACTTGTCTAAAGTGTCTGCACCCATTCCAATTGCGGTGATAACCATTACAGCGTTTACCAATTCTTCAGATGGTTTAATGTCGCCATGTGTAAAAGAATTTGCCATCATAGTTCCACAAAGGAATAATGCACCTAAAAGAGCAATAACAGGTTTGATTGAAGTTGACCCTCTTTCATCTTTGAAAAGGTCAATAATCCATTTTTTGAAGTTCATAGTTGTAATTTAGTTTAGTTTATTTTATTTGGTTTACTAATAAATACCACGGCAATCAAGATTGTCATATATATTATTTTAAAAAAATTTTGGGCTTTTCTTGTTTTTTCGAATACTTATTATTATCTTTGTAAAAGATTTTAAAACTTAAATAAAATTCAATGAGACAGTTCACACATATGACATCATTTACAATCTGTTCAAAATGGGCGGAGGTACGTGATATTGCTGTGTCCCGAGGTGTCTTGTAAGTTTTTAAGTTAAAACGATATAAAGGAACCTCGGGAGAAATCTCGAGGTTTTTTTGTTTATGGGCCTGATGTCAACGGCAGACCGTCTGATTTGCAATCAGAACGATTGGGTTCGATTCCCACAGTGTCCACAAAAGGGATAAAAGCACATAAGGATGTGCAACCGCTAGACGGCGGGAGGTATGGGTTCGAATCCCAAATATTCCACAAAGATGTTCTTTGACATATTGGTTTTTTTTGGTACCGTAGCTCAGTTGGTAGAGCACCAGACTGAAAATCTGGGTGTCACCGGTTCAAATCCGGTCGGTACCACAACACTAAACAAAAAATTGCGACAATAAACCCATCAAGTTTATGGTTGCAAAAACAAGTTTAGTTAATTGTCTTCGTAGCTCAATTGGTTTAGAGCACCGCACTTTTAATGCGGGGGTTTCGAGTTCGAGTCTCGACGGGGACACAAAGGTTGATTGGGGAATGATTACATCTATATCTCGAGAGTGAATATTGGATGGTGTAATCGGAGTTTGCAGATATTCACCTGAAGTAACGCCAATCGTAAAAGAGGATGTCCACTGAACCATCTTCCTCTTTCCTTAACTTAGTCCTTTAGCTCAGTTGGTAGAGCATCTGCCTTACATGCAGAGGGTCGTTGGTTCGAATCCGACAGGGACTACATAATACACAGGTGTGGTGAAAGGGTATCATACCGGTCTCCAAAACCGTTGTTGGGAGTTCGAATCTCTCCACCTGTGCAAACTTTAAAAATAAAAGTTATGGAAACAAACGACATTAATGCTTACAAATTAAAATTTGAAGCGGAAAGAATGAAACTTAAAGAAGAAAGGGAAATAAGGTTAAAAGAATTTTGGAAAAATGGAATACCAAAATTAAACAATCCTGAAGATGTCCCCCAACTTCCAAAAGTTGATGAAAAACAGTGGAAAGAATTCTATGTACCAAAACTCATTGAAGCTGGTGCAATCCCTAAAAAGGATTTAATTCATGGTCAGATTTATATTGGTGAACATAGAAACACAACGATTGCAAGATGGAATCAAGAAACAAACAAATTTGACCACATGAGATTTAAGTTTGGTTGGATTGAAGATAATTGTAACCATTTTGAGGATGATGATGGATTTGCACTATTTGTTCCAATAAGATTAGGTACCCAAGAAGAATGGGACAAAAGAATGGAATAAATAAAATGCTTTCGTAGCTCAACGGATTAGAGCACTTCGCTACGGACGAAGGGGTTGGGAGTTCGAATCTCTCCGAGAGTACAATAAGGTCAATTTGGTCGTGGAGGCCAGTTAGTCTGCAAAACTAACGGAGTTGGTTCGATTCCAACATTGACCTCAATATAAGGTGTGAGACTTATAATGACCCATTATTAGGTCTGAACCTTATAATTTATAAATGGTAGATATAGTTCAGTTGGTTAGAACGTCTGATTGTGGTTCAGAAGGTCGTCGGTTCGAATCCGATTATTTACCCCAAATATTGGAGTATAGCTCAGTTGGTTAGAGCGTCTGTCTGATACGCAGAAGGTCGTTGGTTCGAGTCCAACTATTCCAACCAAACATTGCGGGATGTGTAGAAAATGGTTATCTCGTCAGTCTCATAAGCTGAAGTTCCCGGTTCGAGTCCGGGTCCCGCAACCAAACATTTTGAAATATGGAATTTACTTCTTATATTTTATTTGTTCTTTGAAATATATCGTGGGGTAGAGCAGAGGTAGCTCGTTAGGCTCATAACCTAAAGGTCGTCGGTTCGAATCCGACCCCCGCAACCAAATGGTTATAATTAGGGTCGAGCCACATCTTGCCACGATTATAACAAGAGTCAGAAGGAACAGAGGTGGCCGTGACTACTCTGACTCGAAAATAGGCCTCCGTAGCTCAGTTGGCCAGAGCTACTGATTTGTAATCAGTGGGTCGGCGGTTCGAATCCGTCCGGAGGCTCCAATTGGTCTCATAGTTAAACGGCTATAATGCGGCCCTGTCACGGCTGAGTTCGGGGTTCGATTCCCCGTGGGACCGCAATGAGTAAGAGATACTCAGAGTCTTCGAATCAAGACTTTAAGAATGATTCCGCAGAATGTCTACGGCGCGAGTGGGACATCGTGGGAATAAAGGGAACATACACATTCTCTCCCAGTAGTGTTGACTTTTTTTAACGGGGATGCCCTTCAGGTTGTTTGAAAGAAAATAAACCGAAATGACTACTCACTGTAATCTCAGGTGGGGAAATTGGAGAGTTGGCAGAGCTGGTTGAACGCGGCGGTCTTGAAAACCGTTTTACCGAAAGGTAACGGGGGTTCGAATCCCTCACTCTCCGCAACATGGCCCGGTCGTCTATCGGTTAGGACACGTCCCTTTCACGGATGAAAGCGGGGTTCGATTCCCCGTCGGGCTACAATTAAAAAAACCAATATGTTAGAAAAAATTTTAGAACAACACGAAGATGAAGAAATCTTAATTGCCGATGGATTTGATGATGCGGTAATTGGAATTGAGGAAAACTCTATGAGATTAATTTACTCAGTGGAGAAATGTATAAACATCCTAATGGAACAAGGTATGGATATGACCGAAGCGGTAGAATACTTTGACTTTAATGTGTCGGGAGCATACGTAGGAGAGAAGACTCCGATTTGGTGTGACGATTTATTTTAATTTTTTTTTAAAAAAACTTGGAAATTAAAAAACTTTTTGTATCTTTGTGATAGTTATAAACAAAATGATGAAAATGGTTTACATACAACAACCCTTGAACAACCCACTAAGTGGTAATGGGAGAGGTATATATTTATGTGACCCATGTTCGGAGTTTTTCAAAGTGTAAGGAACTTAACCTACTAATAAGAAGACCCGAACTCAAAAAAAGTTCGGGTTTTTTGTTTTTAAGATTTTGTTGTTTATATTTTGATTAGATTTGTTCTTTGACATATTGGAATTGGTAAATGCCGATGTGGTGTAATGGTAGCCACGAGGGACTTAAAATCCCTTGGACAGTAATGTTCGTGCCGGTTCGAGTCCGGCCATCGGTACCAAAATGAAAAACTCCTTACAGAGGACGGATTAGCACCGTTGAAAGAAACTTTGGCTCTTGGGATTAGCTACCCAAATGAGTTACATGACCCAAAGTGAACTGTGATGGACCCTGCTCTGTGTGGCCACACAACAGGTGGACAGTAAACTATGTCCAATCAAATCCACAACTACGGTGAGCGTAGAAGGAGGTTTTCATTTTAATTTGTCTCCGTAGCTCAGCTGGATAGAGCAACAGCCTTCTAAGCTGTGGGTCATTGGTTCGAATCCAATCGGGGATACTAAGATAGTGGTCACTCTTACAATGAAAGTCGACAAAGTAGTTGTAAGGTTCATAGTGTTCAGCACCCTTTCTGCTGGGGCCCTGATAAAACTCAGAAGAAGCAGTTAAGAATGGAGCGAGACGGGTACTCCATCACTATCTTTTTTTATAGGGAAGTAGCGCAGTTGGTTAGCGCACCTGGTTTGGGACCAGGGGGTCGCAGGTTCGAGTCCTGTTTTCCCTACAAAGTCCAAGAGTAATTAACTTGGCACCTGAGAGGTTCGAAACTCTCGATTGATTATGGTGTACGGGGCGCACAGCAGAACGGAGTAACGACAGTTCATATGAGGACGGTGAAAGGGGACGCAGGATTAAGGTTCGAATCCTTATTAATCAGCAAAAGACCCCACGATTAACGGAAAGTACTTGTCCGTTATGGTGTGTGAACCTGACAAGAAGTCTTCAAGGCTATGGGGGAGGATACACAAAAGTGAAATTCATATAACACCTTATAAACGGTGTTTACTGACACGGGGGAAGTTCTGTCAGGTATGTTGGAAACTTTAAATTAAGAGTTCCCCATTATGGATTAAGGGGGTTAGGGACTTTAAGTAGTCGTGATGTAATCCACAAGTTGTAGAAACACTGGACAATTCTACAATATACACTCTTCTTCCGAGTGAGACCTCCACGTAACTTTGGGGGTACAGATGAAGATGTCCTGAGGATAACACTGAACGCTATTCTGAAACACCTATGACGCACTTGATTAGGTAAGTAAGTATGGACGGAGTGTGAAAGTATAGACCCACCATGTATGGTTACTATGGACTAACGAATCTTAGTCATATTGGTGTGGGATATTATGTCGCCAATACTTAAAACTTAAAGGTGTTCCTAAAATGGCGTAGGGATGATTCAACACCTTTTTCATAGTCAGATGGCGGAAGTGGTATACGCAATGGTATGTTAAATGAGGGATTTCTCCTAAACCGAACCCTATGAGAATAGGGCTAACCGTTGGAGGTTAAGATTACAGGTTCAAGTCCTGTTCTGACTACAATTGGTGGAACTAAACTCCAGACGTGAAATACGTACATACTATCATTTTAGTATGAGAAATTTAGTGACGACTTGGAGAGACAGGTGACAGCTCGGAAAGATACGGCAATATAATCAGGTGGCTAATTGGTAATGCACCCCGACAGAATGTTGGGGGGATTGCGGGTTCGAGTCCCGTCCTGATTACAGGTCGTCTTTTTTGACACTCGTCCAGGGGAGAATTATTGTTGAGACGTTAAAGTAACAAATGGTTGTAAAGCTGGGGTTTATGTAAGTTTTCCAGAAAACTGTGGTCTTTTTTCCTTACCGAAGGGGTTTTTTCAAGACCTGAAATCAAAAACTCAAACGATAGAAAAAAAAGGGAGGTAATACCTTAATTCCTCCCTACATAGTCAGGTGGCGTAATGGTAACGTATCACCCTCACGGTTGAGATAACAGCTAATGGCACTCTGTATGATAAAGAAGTTGCAGGTTCGAATCCTGTCCTGACTACAAATTCATTCTTAGTGTTATGTGGTAAAACACTTTGACCTTTATGTCGCCTGATACTGCAGTATCCGAACATAAAGCGAGTAAGTTGGTTCGAATCCAACAGAGTGGACCATAGTGTTGACCTCATGTCCCATTAGGGAGGTACACTTTAATAAAACATGTAAGGGGGAAAGTGTCGACTCGAGAAACGGCAAGTACCAACGAAGGGGTTTATAGTCAGGTTTGGTACAAGGTCGGTTCGAGTCCGATGGAAGGTATGGTGTGGGTAGCTCCCTATAGAGAGGTTCGATTCCTCTCCTGACTACAAAT